TGGAATTGAAATTCTTGACGAATTAGCAATTTGAGGTGAACAAGTTGCATTACCAATATCATATACTGGAGTCTGAATAACATCTGCAGTGAAAGTATTACCAGTTCCTACAATACCATATACGGCTTTAACATCAGACAAAGAAAAATTCCTTGACTTGATAACAAATCGTGCATCATCAAGCACTCCATTGAAAATAAGTCTCTCTCCTTTGAAGAAATCACCTTCTACACTATATGCAGTAAGTCCCACTCCAGAACTTACGGAGTACCTAAGATATCCAGTTGCACCACTTGATTCACCTTTGATATGAACAGATGTGTTAAGTGTTACTGGCTCATTTACAATAATATCGGTATGAGTCTCAACATCAAACAATGAAAGGTCCCAAACATTCAAATCTGGGTAAACTGCATCATAAGAACCTGACTCAAGTGCAGAGTCATAGATTCTTGCATTACCGATTTCTTTACCTGGTGCAGTTTCTGAGTTTACACCAACTCTCTGACTTCTAAGACTTAGAGTAGCTGTTGTATTGATACCAATGGTTGGTGAACCATACAATCTATTAATTGCGAGTGTTGGTCCAAACCCAAAATTAACACCTTGATTGCTCAATTGTTTGGTGGTTCTTGGTTTTGGAAAATCAATCAGTGATGATGTAAGAGTTTCTACTTTATACCCTTTAACATATGCCTTACCGGGAGAAATTTTATAGACTCCCAAATTATCACTAGGAATATTACCAGATTCGGTAATTTGACCAGGACTGTATATTCCTCTATTTCCTTCTTCGTTGTTTAGACAGTTCTTGATAGTTGTAACAAATTCTTTGACATAATAGTTACCTGATTCGTCAAAAGTTCTTTTAGCAAACTCATCACCTATAAAATTATAATCAGTCTCTTTGTTGATTGTCCTTAAGACACCATTATTAACTTCTGAAAGTTGTACAAAATTACTCTCATTGTAACTATTCAGAGATTTTTTTGCTAATATTGCGGTTATTCTAAGTCTATCTGCACCGGGTGCAGTATAGTTATTGAAACCCTGAGCATTGTCGTTGAGAGTGGGGTCAATATCAGAAGAAATAACCTCTTCTAAAACATCAAGACCAACTCTATATGATGGATTATTGTTATACTGGTCAAGAATTAGGGTTTGGGTTTTAACATTGACAAAATAACCCCTTAGAAAATAAACACCTTCAGAGAGGTTATATGATGAACCAACGATAGGAGCATTTTGGGGGATTGTTGTGCAGAAACCTTCACCAGTGGAAATAAAGGTTGATGCATAATTAATATTAGTACTTGTGGTTAAAACTTCTCCACTGATAAAAGTACTTACATTATCCTCGGAAGAAGAGTTTTCATAATTTACATATAAGGTATAAGTTCCTCTCTCTGACTCATCATTAGTGATATATGTTACAACTCTTGCAGTTACATTCGAAGACTGACCAGTTATAACAGTACCAATTAACTGGTCAAGATATAAACTAACAGGTATACCAAGAAACTCAGGCTCAATCTGAATCCCATAAAAGTTTTTAACATAGGTTACATCACCAGGAATAACCTTCGCACCTTCTTTGAAGAAATGGTTTCCCATATCTTCAACCTGATTCTGGAGAATTGACTGTAAATTAGTTAATTCTCTAGCCTGAACTGGATAACCGGGTTTGAAAAGAACTTTATAGTAATTCGATTGAGGGTCAAAGTCGTCAAAATATGGAGCGACATTGAGATTAGTTTCCTGTGGCATATCTCTTAGAATTGCAAGATAACTTTAACGTCTTCTTTCTGGGAAGAGGATCGGGTAACAGAAGGTCTATTATCAACATAGATGATATCACCAGAATATTTTTGTGATTCTGGATTTGATACTCCTTTTGTGAATTCCTGACCCAAGTAGTATGTCCTATTATTTATTGCCGTAGAAACACCCGTAAAGTTCACATCAATACTCAAGGTATTACCTGTAGTAGGAACAATAGCAATACTACCGCCTGCAGTTGGAGATTCCGTGAAGCGTAACTGATTAAACCCATAAACAGGGGTTGTATCTGGAGTTCCATCGGTATTAAAACCTGCAGTTCGTTTGTCCTGCCAGTACTTTAGAATACCAGTTTGTGTGTCATAAGAAACAACTCTTCCTACAGCAGTAGAACCAAGACCAACAGTCTGAGTTACAAAAGAGTCTGCGACAAATGTCGCCTGACTATAACCAGTACCTACAAGTTTGAGTGCATATAGAGCACTAGCCTTGTCTCTTGTAAGATTTGAAGAAGAATCATAATTTGTTGGATTTTTTACAATTCCAACTTGGGCAAATTGGTTTCCTGTGATAAAATCTGGGTTTTGAGTGTCATTTTCAAATCTTGCATAAGATAGAACATTATATGCACCCAACTCAGTATAGATATTAGCACCATGACCACCTGGAGGAGGTATAATCACATCAAAGACTGGTGCAATTGTTCCACTTGGAACACCACCATTTTTCAAATCTAGTGTACCAAAGGTATAACCATTACCACCATTAGATACAGTCACAGACTCTACCTTTGCATCATTATTGACAACAACAGTAGCTTCTGCTCCTCTACCATTACCTAAAATAGGTACTCTTGTATAAGTAACGTTTGCAGTTCCAATACCAACACCACGATTTCTAATGGTTACAATTTTGATTTCACCACTATTAGCAGCATTTTCCCTTACTGGAGCATAAGTTGGACTAGTAAACCAATCAGTTGGTACTGCTATATAATTAGTAGAATCAAACTTGATAATCTCATTTGGTTTGATAGTATAAAGATATTTCCAAATATAACCATCACCACTACTACCAGCCTCTCTAGGCTCCAAATCAGTGAAATTTGGTTCGTCTAGTGATGGACCACCTCTATAGCTATTCTCTGGATTTGCATTATTGAATAGACAAATATAAACTTTATACTCACTATTCATTACATAGTAATTTGCATCATAAATGTCATATGCATTAGAAGGGAGAGATGGGTTATCCCTTGTAATATCATTTCTCCACATATCATATGTGGTTCCAGACTGCCATATAATTTTTCTAACAACTTGGCTCACATCCGACGCATTGATTCGTTTCAGAGCCAACATATCATCCCAATAATTATTGGAATCATTTAAACTGTCTTTAGGTGCTGGAGGATTAGAATCCCAGTCACTTTGAAATGCAGTAGCGTCAGGTAAACCAATCCACGCATAGTAAGAATTTGCGGAATTCTGTACATCATCCACAAAATTCTTCGCATTTAATATGCGGAGTTGATCTGTAATTATAGCAGCCATTTTTACCAGACTTTTTTGTTATTTATTACGATAATGTAAGAGTTGTAGATCCAATACCAGCAACACTAAATGTCAATGTAGATCCTACTACGGAAATCTTAACCGGGGTACCAATTCCACTTGTAAATCCACCAGTTGCGGTAATCGAAGAAGATGCCGAAACTGTGGATAAAGTTGTTACACCAGAAACCGTCAGAGATTTCACACTAACATCACCAGTCCCAGTGGAACCAAGACCAACGGCTGTAAACAGTTGAAGAAAATTACTATTAATCTTTTCGGCACCTACAATTAGAGAGTCACCTGAACCCGTATTGGGAGATGTACCCGTATTAATACCTTGATATGCCATCGTCTATACGAAATCCTTTTCTATGTTTGTATTTATCTAAACATTGTAATTATTGAATTTCAATGGTTCCAATCTTTGGATAAGAGGTGATGTTGACATTCCACTATAAGGTTGAGGGTAGAACTCTAGTGCAGTAGCAGGAACTCTGTTTATGAAACCTATTTTACCCCATGTATATTCACCATAAATTCTTTCATTATAGAATACACCGGAACCAGGAGAGTAACCCTGACCGGTAAACTCAATTCTTCTAACTTGGGTTACACCCAAACCTAGGTTTGAAAGATTTTTAGTAACAGTTTCTGCATTCTTGACCGTATAAAGTCCATCAAAATTATTACCAGTAAATATACCGACATTTGAGACCTTGACCATAAAGATATCATTCTTAATTATTTGACTGACTGTAACAGCACTACCAACATACTCAGGGTCTCTCATATAAGAATCTTCTGGGATATAAAGTTCAATAAATGCCGTATTGATACCAGAATGTGCATAACCAACAATATCACCATAATCACCAAAATATGATGAAACTCCAATCCTTTCTAATCTTGGAGTTGGTTGTTGAATAAGAACAGTAGGTGCTTGAGTATATCCGGCTCCTGGGCTAGCCACAGAAATAGATACAACTCCATTACCGACTACAGATGCAATACCAATTGCTCTAGTACCACTTGGGTCATCAGGTAAAGAAACTGATACTGATGGGTTTGTCAAGTAACTATAACCAGAACCGACATTAGTTACAGTAAATGAGGAGATTATTCCTGCTGGTCCAGTTGTTGCTGTTGCAGTGGCAACATCAATTACTCCTTGGTCTAGAATTGAAATTTTATCTTGATAATCAAGAAGATTTGTCTCAGCACTAGAGTTAAACAATGGTCTAACACTATCAACATAAGCATAACTACTAGTAAACCCAACATAAGATGTGAGTAGTGCTGCAGGATAGATATATGGTTCCTGGTCAATTCTGTCCTTAGTTACAAAAGTACCATTGATTGTGATATCATCAGTTTGCTTACACCAAGTGACAGGTCTTACAAGTGATGTATTTGTAGTAACACCAGGACCAGGATATGCAAGAGTAGTTACAGTATCAAGAGTAGTAATTCCAGTCACTACTCTTGGGTCTTGATACAAACTGAAAGTTTGACCCTTTGAACTATCATTTTTGATTTGGAGTGAATCACCAATCTTAACAGTTTCGAGGATGTCAACAAAAACAACATCAACTCCTGGAGTACCCATGTAGAAGATAATTTTACAAGAATCACCTTTTTTGGGAGGTTCTGTAAATTCTACATAACCACCACCAGTGAACTTATATGCCTCTGTAGGAATCTGTAGAACATCATTGATTGTTATGATTAGTGCCTGGGAAAGATTGATATCTGAACCTTTCTTTGCTTCAATAGCATATTGTTGTTTTGCGATTGTGAGGGGGAATTTTTTAGCCACACCGTCAAACAACTCATCAATAACATCAAATACCTCTAGTTCACCGATAGTGAAACCATTGAAGGTGTCACGATATACATCAGTAACAGTTAGTTCAAAGGGAGTGAATGGGATGCTAGCATCTGTTCTAAGACCTGTCGAACCGCCAATAGCAACGTTGAGTTTATCACCCAGAGTGTAACCAAAACCACCACTAACTATATCGAAATTGATGATACTGGAACCCTGACCAACAGTAACATTAACTCTTGCACCAGTACCAACTCCTGCTGGAGCAGTAGGACTGTAAACCAACGGGATATTTGAAAAACCAATTGGTTGGTCTATAGTAACTACAGGTGGATTATTGAAGTCAAGGTCAGAACCAAGGTTATAAAGGTCAATACTATCTACATGACCATCAATAATATTTGCAGTACCAATACCAATAACAGTGGTTATACCTACAGAAGATGTGATAATACCAACACCCACATTCGTCTGAATACCAGTTCTATAACCAGAACCAGTATTGCCAAGACTAATCGAATTGATTGTACCACCAGAGTTGACAAATATAGAAGCACCAGCACCAATTAGTGGTTGATAACCAAGTCCAGGAGTAGAACCAACAGCAATAATTGTTCCTCCTCTAGGAATTGTTGCTTTGTTCGGGTCTTCTTCTGAAGAAACACTCTGACCTGTATATGTAATACTGGTAACACCAGCAACTTCAAGGAAACTAAAATCACCTGTGGTATCTTGACCACCTTGTGGTTCTTGAAGAATATTTGAATTCAATATGATTGCCTGATTAGTTGCAAATCCAACTAAGTTTTGACCATTTTGAGTGAGACTGAATTCCTTTCTTCGACCATCGAAACCACTTTGAATATTGTCAAAGGTGTAGTTAGTGCTATAAGTATCTTGGTCGGTATCACGAACACCACTTCTAATAAAGGTTCTACCTTGGAAACTAGATTGTGTTGTAATACCAGTCCAGTCAACATTGTCAGGACCTGCTGTAGTAGTTCCAATCGGTCTTGCGCCCGCTGGAGCAGATGAGAAGTAAACTGTGCTATCGACAATATTGTAGTTACCTCCAAGTAAATTGACTGAGGTACCTATATTGTGTGATGCAACTTTTGTTCCTAACTGACCCCTCAGAACCTTAAGACTGTCATCAGAAGTTACCCCAGTACTCTGAATAGTCATAATTTCCTCATCAATCTTCACCAAATCACCTGCCTTGAATGATTCGATTCCAACAACGTTGAAGTCAACATCAAATACAATACTTTCTGTCAATTGTGTTTCAATATTGACTTCAGTTACTGGTGATTGAATCATATTATCAACTGCCATCAATGCTCGTGCATTTTGATTCGTACAAGTCAGTTTATGGAATGTGCCAATACCAACAGAGGTTATATCTAATAAATCAGGAGTAACACTTAGTGCGGCCCCTGCACTTTTCGCAAACCCTACAGCCTTATTACTGAATTTTACAATATAGACAGTAGATGGAAGTTTATCTGTAGCTACACCAGCAATTACAGTTGTTCCAATACCAATAGCATTTGCAGTTGATTGACTGGAGTTCTCATAACTGTAAGTAACTTTCTCACCCGTTACAAAGTAGTGGTCATCAATAATAACATTATTGTTGTTGGTTTTGACTACAAGTGGATCGTTACCAGCAAAACTTCTTTGGAATATTGGAAGATAGTTGGAGTTCAATAAGAATGAAGTCTTCTTGTCAAACTCTGTACCAGTATAAGTTCCATATTCTGAGAATAGTACGTTATTATTGAGGTTGATAGAGGAAATACCAGTAATATCATTGTAATTCTTGAGAGAAATACCAAATGCTCTTATTTGAACATCAATATTGGGGTCTGGTGTAAATACAAGATTGGTTTCATTACCAGTATTTGTAACACCAACAGTTCCTAGACCAGCATTAGTTATTTGGTTGGTTACTATATCACCATATTTGACAATCCTATTAGTAGAATCGAAACTGAGAATGTTCACTTCATACATCTCATACTCATTGTTTGTAGTATCTTCTATCGATAAAATAAAGTACTCTGAGTTGAATGGTGTAGAGTAAGAAGCAACGACATTTTCAACGGGAGATGCAGAAGCTGCAATCGTCTTACTGTAAGATGAAAGATTTGTAACTACCATATTTGTTGTAGATACACCAGTAGAATTACTATCAGAGATAGCAACAATACTTACATTTGCAGTAACTGCAGTCCCTACAGTAGGAACAATATCAACCTTAATCAATCCTCCAGAAATGTAAGTGTGGTAGGTTCCAAAACCAGAACTTTCCAGACCTGCAAGTCCAACTTTATTATCATTTGCACCATATTGAAGAGTAGTTACTCTTGTTCCATCGTGAATTATATTGAGTTCATTACCATAATAATTGTCTTCTGCATCTTGCATTTGAATAAGGAGTTTAGCAGCCCTATAAGTAGATGCAATTGAAACCAGATTAGTGGTTGTTGCAACAGCAACATCAGTACTTGCAGTAGAAATTCTAACTACATCACCAAGTTGTTGAGTTCCAATTCCAGTTACATTATTCAATCCACTGAAAGTGAAGTAAGAAATATCATAGTTATTATACTTGTATAGGAATGGATAGAAGGTTAGACCCCATTTGTCCTCTCCTGCCTTAATATAACCATAATAACCCAGAGGCCTTGCAGACTCTAAGATACTATACTCATTGACAAAACCTCTCTTACCATCCTGTACTAGTGAGACAATACTAAATTGATTTCTGTTCCTGAGTTCCTGATCCCGAACCAAAATAAAGAACTTGTTAAAGAAATACTTGTTATCAAAGAAATCTACAATAGAGTATCTGGTTGACCTTGGATTACTATTGAATCTTCCACTAAAGTCATCAATGTCCAATACTCTATTACCTCTAGATTCGAAGTAATCCAGTAGAATTTTGTTTTCAAATATAATTGTGTCAGATACTATCTTACCATCACTGATATTGACAGTAGTTTCTGTTACACCATCAAAATCAGGGAAACAATACAAACTACTCTCACCAATAAGGTCAACAACAGTTTCAACATCCACTTCTTTGACTGTGGTAATACTTGCTGCACCATTATCAATAATAAGGTCTGCAAATTTCTCAAAACCTGCAGTATGGTTGAGAGAACTTACTGGGTCATCCCAAGTCTTATAAGGAACTCTCGACGAGAGTGAATATGAGAAGTTCTGATAGTACTCATTATTGGGAATAACTTGAAGATTGTCATTCAACATACCAGAGTTGGATTGCCAACCATCAATAAATGTTGTTCCTGCACCAAGAGTAACAGTTGAGTGGAAATCAATTTTAGATTTGATTTTAGACTTAATTTGTGATGTTTCAGACTCAATAATACTGCCAACTTTAAAATCAGAACCAGTAGAGACAAACAGATACTCACTAACGGGGTCCCATCTCTCGACAATACCTTCATTACCGGCATTATACACCTTTTCCCCATTAAAGAAATTGGAGATTTTTAATTTTATATTAAAAATTGGGAAATGTGTTTTTGGAGTAATTTTTCCAACATTAAAATTCGTTACTTTACCTGGTTCTTCATTAGGACCGAGATAATCTGCCAGACTATACTTAATGTATGCACCAGAACCACCAAGATTGCTATCAAGCTCAATTACCGGGAATAATGCATACTCATAATTCGCTGAGTTGTAACCTCTTCCGTCAGTACTAAAACCAATGGCAATATCTTCAACAATTATGGTCTCACCCAATTTGAATGGCCAATCTTGAGGGTCACTAAACTGTTTGGACAATGAAAGTTTAACAACCTTCGATGTTGAGTCATAAGAAACAGAACTAATACCAAACCCGTTTGAGTTATTGGTTGGAATAATTGATGGAAGAACATTATTGAGTGAAATTGTGTTCTCAACAATATCAACGTTGGTATCACCCAACTTATAAAATAATTTTACATCAGTTATTTGTTTTTTTGTTACACCATCGATTACAACAAGGTCTGGTGCCTCATAGTAGTTCAAACCATTAGAACTAATACCAATATGCTCAAATGAACCCAAAGGTTCAATTTTCATAACTTCTGGTAAGTTACCAACTGCATTCAGAGTTGTATCCGATGGATAACCAAACCCAATATAATTTACCTTCGTTGATAAAATATTACCAATAGAAGTACTAGTTGGTTGTAACAGTGCTCCAAAACCCTTAGCACTATTCACAAAAAGGAATCCAGGAAGAGACCTGTAACCTTTTCCATGGTCCAATATTGCAAATTGTGCAATAGGTCCAATCGTGTTGGGAGAACTTGTCACATACTTCATAATAGCAGTCGTTGTATCGTAACTATCAATAGTATCTCTATTATATGGAATATTATAATCAAAGGTCATAGATGTGATACCAGTAACCTTATAATCACCATCAAATTTGTTTTTGGTGATATTAATCTGATTATTGTTATATACAGTCGTATCAGTATATTCTTTCAATTTTACTGGTAGGTTGAAATCAACATTATCAACCTCAAAGTTATACCATAGATTAGTGGGAATATCATCATTAACTACAAGAGTCAAGTTTGCATCTGTATCGATACCAACAACTCCGGTTTTGATAACATCAAAGGAAGACGAATTTCTTCCAATCCAGAATTTATTCCTATATGAATCATCTTTATAGATGAACATATCAAAGGCAGAAAGTTTAATACCAGAATTTGAAAAAGATAGTGAATCATCAGAAAGATCAAATCTTATATTTTGATTTTTCTGAACTTTCAGTTCTGGATTGATTCTGGAGAGTGTAGTGGTGTGTGCAGTTCCGATATTGACAAAGGCAGGTGTCTCCCTACTCAGTTCAGATGCATACTCAACCAACTTAATCTTATTGTTGTCAAAAACATAAACATAATAAAGACCCTTATTAGAAAGATTTGGATCAGGATCTACTGAACTGTAGATAACCTTGTCACCTAACTGATACTTGTCTTCAGGAACAACAAAGGTATTAGCAACTGTATTAATACCTGCAGGTTCAATAGTATCAGGATCAAATACAATTCTTCTATTATAATCATCATAGATGACAGATATATCTGTAACTGTAGTTGGGTTTACATCAACAGTAACAATATCTTTAGGTTTCAATCCATGTGTACCTGCAGTACCAACAGTAACAACGTTCTTAGAAACTCTACAACTGAATACTGATGGAAGATTGGTTTGGAAACTATGGTAACTACCAAGACCAACTGAAGTGGTAAAGTATAAAAGACCACCTGTGTCACTAGAAATACCAACGTAGTGACCTGAGGTACTATCAATACCAACCTTGACTGTAGCAATACCGATTATATCTTTAGTAAACGGAACTGCAAAAACGTGTCTATTCGATTCTAACGGGAATATATTAGAACTAGTAATTCCACTCCAAACATCAATAGATGTACCACCATTAGTATGGTAGGTCATTGGAGTATTCAATGTAAGGTTATGACCTGGTATGTAAAGTTGTTGTTGATCGACTCTCATTTGAGTCTTACCTGCACCAGGATTAGCAAATACTAATGTTGTTGCAGTACCAACAACTTCACTACCAAGACCTACTGATTCATTAGGTTCGAAGTAATATTTTCTATTTGATGGTAAATCTTTTGTTGTAGTAATACCTGCAGATATAAATGCAATTAGTCTTGGGTCATTACTGACCAAAGAACCAGAAGTATGAGTAACAGACAAGGTATCGTCGTAACCCCTCTTGACTCTAATCCTACCTGAGAGTTGATCGATATTCAGAACTTTGAACTTCTCATCATCAATCCTCAAAATGTCATCTGATTGTATAGTAGAACCATCAAGACTACCAGAAACATATATGTAAGTCACAATACCGGTAACAGGACCTGTTTCAATACCCAGAGAAGTGAACCATCTTGCACTACTAATACCAATACTATAAGAACCTTGGAAATTCTTATACGTATCAGAAAGTCCATCGATGAAAACAGTATCATCAGAAAGGAAACCATGTGGTGCTGAAGTCAATCCAACAAACAAATTAGAAAGAGTACTTGAATAAACTTCAACATTATCAATATAGGTTGTAGCAAGACTTACAGATTCTACCTTTTTACCTTCAACTCTAGAGACTACAACATTTAAATTCCTACCACCAGTATCAGTGTTATTGAAGATTGCTTTGTCATTGACTCTATAATCCTGACCACGGTCAAACACTTCAACATTATCTACAATTCCAGCAGATGTTGATGTAACATCAATAGTCTGTTTTCTCACAGTATTGGAATTGAAGATATATTCATATCCACTCTTTCCACCATTCGTGTAATAATACTTGGTGTTTCTGAACCAACCCTTACATTCAATATCATAATCAGTTTGATTAGACCTTGCCAAGAAGTTATATGCTATAGGTGTTGACCTATAAGTATCACCAATCACATATGGGAATACTGGAATTCTGTAATTAGTGAATGGACCAGTAGAAGCAACCTCTTCTGAAATAGTACAGAAGTATGCGTATATTCCATCAGGATAATCAGGGGTTACACAGAATCTACCATTATGAACATCCAAATCCCCATCACCATTGAAAATATAGTCTTTTGTAAAGAACCCATTTGGGAATGCACTATAAGGAGGTCTACCTTTTTGAACTTTTGCCAGTTTATAACCGGACTGCATTCTCTTGATAACACCTGTACCATCAATATTTGCAAAACCATAAGGGCCATAAATCGGATTACCATCATATGCCCATCCAACGATAGGTGAGTGATAGATATTAGGTGCCTCTTCACCTGTCTCTGGAACAAAACTTAAGTCAAATATACCATATAACTCATTATTTTCTTCAAAACCATTTATCACATTCAGACTTCTTCTGAGAGGTCTAGGTACATATGCAGCACAATATTCTAGAGTATCATTCGAAATATTCTCCTCAATAAATCCATCATCATCAAGGATATTATTATAATTTTTTTCAAATAGATTGACATTCCAGGATTGTGTATTTGCATTCACTCTAGCACCCTTACCGGATGCTATAACATTGATACCAGTCTTACCTGTAACATAACCAGTACCACCTTTCGATATGATTATATTCTTAAGACAACCATCTTCAATGATAGGAACTAAAACAGCATAGGCACCTGTCTCACTCACAATCTGTAAGTCTGGAGGAGAATTGTAACCTTCACCTGGAGTATTGATAACAACTTCTACAATTTGTCCGTTGTTGATGATTGGGGTTACCTTTGCACCCTCACCAGTACTAAACACAACTTCAGGTTGTCTTACAAAATCTAGAATATCTGAAGAACCATAACCAACACCACCATCAGTTAAATCGATACTCTCAATAGACCCTCTAAAGATGGGTTGAACTTTTGCATCATACAGAAGAATGTTACCAATAAATGGTACATCACTAATCAACCATTCAGACCTTGTATTTACTTCAACATACCATTCATTTGGTACTGTACCATTATTTGTAATCTCTGCTTCAGTGTCTGTCCATGCAAGAGTTTGAATAGGTGTAATGATATTTTTTTCAATTGGAGACTCAATAATGAATAGTTCTTCAAAAGTTGCCACGAAGGTCTTATCATAAGAAGCTGCGGCACCTTCAACTTCTACAGTAATTGGTTGATAGTTGAAAGAACCCAAACCTTCATTTATAAAGTTGATAATAATACCACTATCATAATAATAATCTGTTGATACAGGTTCAACACCAATTTCAGTCAATGAGAATGCATTATCACTAACCTTGACGACATAGTAGTCAGTCTCTTCCTCTAGTCCCTCAACAGGACTACCAGAAGCTGGTTTAGTATATCTTACAATTTCTTTTGATTCATAACCATGATTTATAATTTCTACTTGGTTTGCTGCAGTATTAACACCTACTGGAGGAATAGTTCTTTGCTTGTTTTCGTAGTTCTGTCCTGGATTAGTGACTACAACTGAAGACACAACCTGTTTTAGATCTGCTGCAACAAAGTATTGAGTACCAGATCCATATTTTGTGAAATTGACTGTATTGATACCTACAAGTGAATCACTTTTACTCGTATGAAGTTGGATAGTAACTTGGTCTACAACAAATACAAAGTAAGAACTATCAGTTCTAAGACCAGTAATAACTTCAGTACCTCTGGGTTCGTAGACTATCTTTTCACCATCCAATAGTTTGTGATCACTTGGAAAGGTGATTGTATTAATATTCAGATCAACTTGAGATGGAAAATCAGCAAAAAACGAATTTTCATGCTTAATTGATACCATTCTTGGTTCAGCTTTTGCACCCGTACCATTACCACCAGTAATAGAGATTGTGGGGGTTTCATAATACCCAAGACCAGTGTCTATAACGTCAAGTCTTAGAAGTGAACCTTTTACATTACATATACCAGTGGCACCAGAACCAACTTCATCAAAAATTTTCAATATTGGAGGATTTATAATGTCATATCCTTGACCACCAGCAGTCATGGTCATATTATCAATCTGACCATAATAAACACTACTTTGGTCCTTATAGTTTACTAGTTCAACACCATTGATGAACATGCCAGTATAACCGGCTCTAGTGGTATAAGAGTTCTGATCATTGATAGGTACTGAAATCTGCCTATACAATCCTTGGGGTTCTATATTCTTCTGATAAAAATCAAGATATGCAACAGAGGCATCAACTACAGAACCATTGAAGGTAATGTAAATCTTTCTAGACAAATCAGCCTTACTTCTAGAAAGTTTGATAGATTTCTCATCAATTCTATACACAAAGTATGAAGCTGAAGGTACACCTTCAAAACCATTACCCTCAGATGTAAAAAATACTGCATCACCCGTATAAAAGCCATGATCTGGCCTTGTTGTGGGATTAGTTGGCAAGATAAGAATGTCTGTTGAACTCAAATTTGCACTAAAAGTTATTTTTTTGTCATAAGGATCAGTTTCAATGTTATTATAACGTGCAATAGAGTTGGAAGCAATGATTAAATCGCCATCATACTTGCTATATGTGTTCTGAACGTTCGCAATGTAGTTTTTTAAGTAAGGATATGTCTGAGAATCACCTTTTAAGGTCTGATTTTCTATAATAAACTGTCCTTTTAGGTTAATTTGCTGCGCAAAAGTCACTCTGACTTCTCTTGCAGACACAACTCTCGAAACTTTACCAAAAATTGAGTAAGTTCCGTCTAAATTTTCATATCTTACCTGATAACCTTCTCTTAAAAAGTGATCTTTTAGGAATTTGAACTCATATACAAAGGCATCGGCATCAATAACGTTAGTATCTACAACATCCCAGTAAGTTTTTACATTTAATACGTAATTATTGGATTTTTTCGTCTCAGATTCATACCCAAGAGACTGCAATTCTACAGTATCATTTTTCCTATAGTAAAAATTGGGTCCATTTGGGATAAAATCTTGTATAGTAGACGTAAATCTGACTTTTATTTGTTTTTCAGTAGTAATACCGACGTATGCATACGAATACGTGTCTAAAGTTATGTCTTCTTTCTTTAAAACTTTATTAGTGACCCCACTTGTATTGAAAAATTGGTTCGAAGTCTTACCACTATATGCAATAGATACCTCATTATTGTCAATATCCAATACACTAAGGGTACCAAACTCAGGAAACCCGATTGTGGAGTCAACATCAATGATAGTTGAACCAACACTTACGTTGTTTAGAATTTTTGTAAGTGGATTTGCCTTGAATTCACCAAAAATAGAACCACTTACATCATCATCTCTATCATAACCTGAGTCAATACTGATCTGATAGTATTGAAAATTCTCATAAGGTATCTGTTGTACGTTGGTAACAGACCCTCTTGCACCAGTTAGTTCTTGATATATGGTAAGATTCTTTAATTCTAGTGGATCACCTTCAAGTTGTTCTACAACAAAGTCTTTGGTAACCTTATAATCTGCATTAGATGGTGTTAAAAGGAACTTTGATGGCCGAATAAGTTCTACATCTTCACCATATAGTGCCCGAAAGAGTATTTCGTATGATTGTTCAGTACCTTTTGACTTATAAAAACTATCAGAATTGAGTATGAAGTTTCTTTGATTCAATCCTGGATAAAAATTTCTATCAGTAAACCCTGGAGTTACCTGCCTTTTTAGTTTAGTTAGAAATTGTTTCAGAAAAAGAACGTTTAAATTCTTTACATTTGCACCAATTAAGTGAGTATCTGCAATTGATGTAGAAAATGTCAGTTCATCAGGTGTACCAGGAGTAATATATGTTGTAACCCCACTAAAACCTCTAGAACAATCTACAAATGAAGTCTCAGTTTTGGTTTGATAGAATACAATTTCATTATTAATCTGTATAATACCATTATTTTCAGAGAAACCTTCTGTTGAGAATACATCAATAGTATCTTCAACTTGGTTTATTGATCTAGTCAATACAGTAGAGTCAACAACATCACATAATTTGTCAACTTTTACATATTGATCGATGTTATCAAGAATATCAATAGGACCACTTTCAAACTCCTGAGAGATATAATACTGTTTTAAGAAATCACCGAGCAACGGAAAATCTTCCCTAACATATCTAGGGAGTTGACTCTCAACAATTTGTTGGAATTTAACTCTATCTACTGTCATTTGTATTCGGTCTTCTTATTAGTAAGATGATCTTGTTCTTCTAGTTATACCTGAAGTTGAGGTAAAGTTTATGTTGGGACGATCTTGTAATTGACTAGGTGTTACTTCGTTTTGAAATATCAACTGGCCTCTAACCAACACATTAGAACCATAACTTGAAGACACAATATAGTTACTTCCTGATACATCATTTCCAGAAGAAATATTGTCAGGGATAACGTTAACTGTTGTATTATTTACATCCAATTGTAGATAGAGATCTTGGAGTCCGATCACGTCATTTGAGTATGGAGTAGCAGAAACTTCAATCAAAGGAGCCCCTCTGTTCACAATCGTAGATATGACATTGAGTGGGTTGAGTTTAATCTCTCCCTTAATATAATCAATTGTACCTATATTTTGTTTTACAATAAACGGTTCTGATGAAGACTTCAGTTTGAACAAGAATATTGTTCCTTTAGTCAAATCACCATAGGGTTTATCACCTAGGTATACAGTTCCACTAATACCACTGACAGTAAAACCGGATGACTTAATATTATATCCAACAATACTACCATCATAATTTGCACTATGTCCATGATTTTTTACATAAAAACGATTTCCGAAACACAATTCATATTCAGCAAATGTGTTCAATTGTGTATTAATGTCTCTTCTTATGTCAATATTTGTAATGTTTGACATAACAGATTCTTGACTTTGGTCAATTACCTGTTGATACTTAGAATACTTGAACCTTCCACCAAACTTATTGACATCAGATGATTCAGCATACTTAACAATATTCTTCAGAACTAAGTCCTTAACATATGATGCAGTTGGTGCCAAATTAGCATCATAGTATACCTTACAATTTGATTCAATATACAAATACTTCAGGTCAACAATCTCAGTCAAAATACCTGCAACAGAATAATTTCTCATATACTGTTGTAAGTTTTGTTTGATTGCACTCGATAAGAAGACACCATTATATGGTTTGATACTTACAAACACCTTACCATAAGAAGGTGGAGATAAATCTTCACCACCAAATGCTGAAACTGATTCGGCTTCAGGATAAATTTGTGGAATCAATGCTTCATAATCAGCTGCAGTTACTGCTCTGTTTTGTGATGCATAGATTTGAGGTGCATATTTTTTGATAGATTCAACTGATTCAATTGATTTACCACCACCAGATGATGCCTCTGTAGTTATAATTGATACTCCAGAACTTACGGCATCACCATTAGTAGCTCTGAGATTACCTATAAATGAGAACTGGTTAATATTATTTGCTAAACTTCCATTTGTAATAATATAACTTGCTTCAACATAATTGTCATTCTCTAATGCAACACCAAAAATACCATCACCAAACATCAACTCATATCTCTCTTGTCCAATCTCTTGAATAAAATATGCTCGAGTTGATGCGGTAACGTCAAATAAACTATCAAATAACTCAAACTTTCTAGTTACAGTTGAGTCTTTAGTATCTCTTACGACAACTGATAATAAATCGGTATCAATACCAGAGTTAGGTAATACAAATTTCTGTTGAGGATTAGCAGTATCGACAGTAAATGTTTGAGTGACATATGTTCCCTCATATACATCAATATTGAAAAAGTCTGCAAAACCTGCAGAATTGACTGGGACTGTAATATCATTTGGTATAGAGAATGTAAAATTCTTCATACTATTGACACCAGTTGACCTAGATGCCACAACTTCACCAGCCTTGAGTGTTATAGCTACAGCAGTTGTATTTGATACATTTACTGTAAAACTAATTCTTGCTACTGATGACTTCTTTGATCTAGGTACATATCCTATGTTACGTGCAAGAGATACTACATTCTCCCTTAACGTTGCACTATCAATGAATACTTCATTTGTTGCCATATTGGCATTATATGAAGTGATATACGTATTATAAGCTAACGTATCGATGATTGTACTTAGATTAGATCCTTCAAAATCATAATCCGTGAAATTTGTATTTGCACGAAGATAATCAACTATTGAAGTTTTTATCTGATCAAAATTTAAATCGCTAAAATTTACTAAAGGCATTTACCTAGTGGGTTGTAATGCGAATGATAATTGTTGTTGAGCAACATCCAAACCAATAATATCATATCTGATAGTGACTTCAAATATGTTGGCATCAAAATTTGGATTAACAGTTACACTTCTTAAACCTGCTCTAGGTTCAAATCGATTGATAGTATACTCAATCTGAGATTGAATAGAACTAGCAGTAAGTCTATCTAAATTTTCAAATAACAAATTAGTTACCTGACAACCAACACTAGGTTGAAATGGTTTCTCACCAGGAATAGTGAAAATTAAGTTACGAATAGATCGTGCAATTGCATTCTCATTTCGTACTACAATTAAATCTAGATTTACTGGGTTGATTTTAAATGATGCACTTACATCCTTAAACCCTTGACTGACTCTTTGGACAGGCACGTAATTTGTCCACAACAATTATGAGTTATTTATTACAAAAACCTTAGAGTTTTAATCAATCAAAGTTTGCTTGGTATCTTCATTTTCCCAAAAGTCTTTATAATCTGCTTCACTTGCTTCGTAAAATCCATCCTCACGAATCTTCTTCTTATTCTTTGGTGTCTTTTGATCGTTATTGATCTCTCTGAGAAAGTTTTGTTCCATGATAACTACCTTTCTTTTATATATCATTCCATAAAAAAAAGGTCCCTATAAGAGACCTTTGATTTATATTCTATCGTCCTTGTCCACGATAACGTTTTCTTTTGGGATTACTAGAACTAGCGGATAACTTACTATGTTTACCCATTCCTTGTCGAGTCTTCTTTGGTGTTGACTCAATCATTGCCTCTCCAGTCAGAGACTTCTTCATCTTAGCCATAATTTACCTCAAATAACACGGGTCTTTTCATGACCCACTCGAATCCGTGGATCACACCAAATCTCATATCCTGATTCAATAGCATCAAGACAGAATGATACATCCTCTCCACACATATCTTGCACGGCACCACTCTCAAATACTTGCATCTTTGGAGCAAACCATGGATACTTCATACCTTCATTCTCAAAAACACCCTTCTGAATTAAAACCCATCCAAATCCAGTATAGTCAACAGTAAATGGCTTCTTTCTCTTTGAAATACCATCTACCATCTCATGATTCATTACACCTCCATTATTACGGAAATCATCCTCCTCTAACCAATGAGCAACAGAAGTCGTGCGACCATCCTCCGTTGAATACCACCCAGCGCTAATAGGTCTCTCCGTGCCATCTTCCCCTAAAGCTACATCACATAATTGCCAGAACTTCTCAGTGTTGAAAATAATATCACTATCAATCCATAACTGATAATCATACTCTAATTTACCATCCCATGGAATTTGATCTGGCCCACGTAATACATTTGCTCCAAGACACTTACAACGAGCAAAGTTTACCATTGATGAATAATCTTGACTGATCTGTATACTCATCTGATTCTGTACTAAATCAAAACATAATTGTACAAAATTTTTCATGAATGCATAACTACATCCCCTCCCAGGTAAACAAAAAACAATTGATTTACCTCTCATCCTTTCCTTAATTGCATCATAATCCCATGATGCTGGACCTTCTTCCTTTTTCTTTGGTGTTGATGCCTTGACTGTAAAACCTTTGGCCATGCTGTAATATCACTCCAGTTCAGTTTTTATTATACTTCGATATTTAGTGTCTGTCAACTCGAAATCCCTTACGGTCTTCCTCACCTACGGGTTAAAATGAATTGTCTGACAAATTACTGATATCCTCTCTTTCATGTAGTATTTCTACTACCTCATATGAGAGATCCTCAGCTACATAGTCAGTCTTCATTAAGCCCACAATCATATTCAAACACTCCCAATTATACTTAAATTTCTCTACATCTAACGAAGGAAGTATACACTCATCCTTCAAATATATGTGGTATATCTTTGAAATACTCATACTAACTCGCGGGTCTACAGAATTTTTTTTATATAGAAACTTTTTTTTATTTGCAAAATATATAAAGGCCGTCCGTAACACTTTGTAGGTTAGACTTGCCGCAATTTCTTTTAATCGGCCCTATATCATAAATCCTTCGATATTCTTGGGGAACCGCTGGGAACCGCTACACCAACCCGGCGCGCCAACACGAATCCGCGGATTACTGTCGCTATGCAAAAACAACTGTTGCTTACTAATTATAACATAAGGAGCCACTATGTGTCAATAACTGTGGCTCTCTTATGTTACACACAGTGTCTGTCAGTATGTGACACTAACTGTGTGCTCCATCGTTATCACTCTGTCTTGCGACTATGTAATCAGAACTCAAGCTCCATAAGTGTTGGCTCATTAGTAGCGGGTTGTTGTACATTAGTGTCGCTAGCTAAACTCTCAAGAATTTCAAGGATTTGCTCACCATTGTTACCCTTACGGAGCATGGAGATCATTACAGCTTTGGTCATAATAAAGTGTTAGTTAGTGGTGTGTGAGTTAGTGATAGTTTAGAGTCATTTC